TAGTCTTTTAGCGTATCGTCCTACAAACAACACTCATTATGGTATTGCTGCTACTTCGGGCATTACTGCTCCGGTTTCTTTTGATCGTATATCCAAAGTAGATCAAAATGCTGATCAAGACGATTATGGCACTGGTAGTGCTGATGAAATAAATTCTTATTATCAAACAGGCTGGTTTGATGGCAATCGTCCTACTTTTACTAAACGTTGGAATAAAACCCGTACAGTTCTTTTGGCAGACAAAAATGTGAGCATCACTCAGGAAATTTATAAAGATTATGATTTGAGCGGATTTTTTAAATCCTATTCTGGAAGTGTCGTAGGTTTAGGTTCTGATTCTGTGTGGGATACGGCTAAATGGGACGATTCAGATCCTGATTCTGCATATGAAGCAAAATGGCAGGCTGAAGGAACTTCTGACCGTTATTTGATAGTTAAATGGCCAACAGTTGGGACAGCGACGGCTATTAGTTTGAGGTTTAGAGTCACCCCTACAACTGATTATCGCGGTAAATGGGGTGTCACTTCCATAATTGGAATGTATAGAACAAGGAGATTGCGTTAATGGCAGCACTAGCGGTCACTAATTCTTTTACGGCTGGAACAACAATAGTTGCAGCACAAATGAACACAAACTTTACTGATGTTGTGACATGGGCGACAGGATCACCTAATTTGTCTACAGGGGGTTCTACTACTACGGTTAGCGGCGCTTTAACTGTAACAGAATTGGCTACTTTTTCTGATGACGTGTATTTATCAGGTTCTAACCAACGTCTCGTTTACGAAGGTTCTGCTGCTGACGCTCACGAAACTTTTATAGCGGCTACTAATGCTACAGCGGATCGTACTATAACGTTCCCTGATGCCACAGGAACAGTAGCCCTCACGTCTGACATTACTTCACCTACGTGGAATGATGTTAATAACATTCTTACTAACTCGGTTTTCAATTAAATAAAGGAAAAACAATATGGCAACATATTCAAAACAACTACTATCAGGTGGTACAAACGGCAAGAATATTAAAGTTGCAGCCACAGCTACTGCTGGCACAACTATTCACACTGCCGTGTCGGGTACTTCTGATATTGATGAAATCTGGTTGTATGCCTGCAACACTGATTCTTCGGACAGGAAACTGACGATTGAATACGGTGGAGCGACAGCACCAGATGAATTAACAGAAATTACCCTCACTGCTGAAGCTGGTTGGGTGCTTGTATGCCCTGGTCTGCTTTTGCAGAATGGTCTTGTGGTTAAGGCTTTTGCCGCGGCTGCGAATGTTGTTAACATCAATGGTTTTGTAAATAGAATAGATAACTAAGAGGTTCTATAGTGTTTCGACAAGATAGGGCTAACCCTAGTACTGCGGTTTCAACGTGGAAGGGTCGTAAGGATTTGCCGAAGGCTAATCCGTCTACGGCTGTTTCTGCGTGGATGAATGGCGGTTTGGCTGGCGGTGGTGCTTTTAACGCTTATGGTGGGGTTATAACCCAATGGAATGGTCAGGCTAGTGTTTTAACTGACAGTTCAGGAAATGGTAATCATGGGACTACGAGTGGAGCAAAATTGACTGCTGCCGCCGCTAAACAAGGTTCTTACGGTTTGCGAACAAGTTCGAGCAATATTGAAGATCGTTATTGGCGGGGAGCCACATTGTCGGCAATGGGGGCGACAAGTGCTTTTAGTTTTTCGGGTTGGAGTAAATTTACTGGCACAGCGGTGATGTGGGATTCTATAACAGGTGGTGGAAATAGTTCTTGGACTTTAGGTTTCGGAATTTATGTTTCTGCGGCGGCAAGTCCAACAAGTGTTACTATCAGGGCTTGGAAAGATAATTACTCCGTTAATTATATTGAAGCAACTGGCGTTAATCCTCAAAATTACAATCATTATGCTTTAACATATGATGGTTCGACTTTAACATTTTATATAAATGGTAGTTCAATAGGTACAAAAAGTGTATCTGGGGCAGTTACAGATTCGGCAGTTGGAATAGGTGGTTACACTCAAACTCCCGCAGGCGATGCGTATACTTATGATGGTTATTGTGACGAGTACGGATACTGGGATTCTGCTCTGACTTCTGCTGAAGTAACAGCGATTTACAATTCTGGAACTCCTTTAGATTTGACTTCTGATAGCGGCAATTACGTTTCGTCTGCTGATTTGGAGGGTTATTACAGATTTAATACAAGGAACACTTATCGTGTTCATACTTTCAGGGGTACTGGCACGTTTACTGTTTCTGCTGGTTCTGCTGACGTTGACTATCTGTTTGTTGCAGGTGGTGGCGGTGGAGGAAACTCTAGTACATGGGATGAATGTGGAGGCGGCGGAGGTGCTGGCGGTGTAACTACAGCCACAGGCGTTGCTGTTACGGCAGGCACTTACACTATTACAGTTGGTGCAGGAGGTTCTGGAGCGGCGGCTGGTGTAGGAGGTGCTAACGGAGGTAATAGTTCTGCGTTTAGTGAAACTGCGGCTGTTGGCGGCGGTTTAGGCGGTCACGGAACTGCACACGAAGAAAACGGTGCTACTGGTGGTTCTGGTGGTGGTGGTTCAGGTGAGACTGGCGGCAATGGTGCTGGTACAGGTGGAGCGGCTACTGCTGGGCAAGGTAATGCAGGTGGCGCAGGTGTTGGCAGTAATGGTCGCCAAGGCGGTGGCGGTGGCGGTAAAGGCGGCGCTGGTGCCGCAGGTACTGGTGCCGCAGGTTCTGGTGTCGGAGGCGCTGGAGGCGCTGGAGGCACAGGTCATTATGGAATAACTGCTTCCACAGTTGGTTACGCTGGCGGTGGTGGCGGCGGAAGTGACAATACTAGTTCTCAAGCCGCTGGTGGTTCTTACGGCGGCGGTAAAGGTGGATTCAATAGTGGTGCCGCAAATTATTCAGGTGCTGGTGGTGTCCCTAATACTGGTGGCGGTGGCGGTGGAACATACGGTATTCCAGGTGGGACTTATCCAGGTGGCGATGGTGCTTCTGGCATTGTTCTAATCAGATACGTGGTGGCGTAATGGCTGATCCAACGTACATAGTAGATGGTGTTTTAACTCAACCTGAGCCGTGGGTTTGCATCCAGTCAACAACAACGGCTAATGATACGACTGCCACGATTACGTGGACTTCTTCCACTGGTCAGAACAACTGGTCGCAATATTTGGATCTTGTAGTATTTATATATGCTCAAAACACTTATGACGGGGCTAATTGGGGTGACATAAAGATTCAACTTAATAATAATACGACCAGTAACACTTACGGCAATCAAGACATGTCACAAGCAACAACTGGTTCTACTCATGCTGCTTCTGCACAAAGCAGTTTTAGAAACAACTATTACTTGGGTTACGGTCCCGCTAATGAAGGTGGGAGCAGTAACTATTTTGGGTGCATTGTTGGATACATTTATGATATTAACAGTGGGAAAGCAAAGACTTGCCTTTCTNNNAGACTGGTTACAGTTCTATTGATGGGAATGTTATGTATAAACAAGATCCGATCACTGAAATAGATATTTTGGCTGGAGGGTTTTATTTCCGTACAGGTTCCCGATTCGATTTATATGGCGTTTTGCCAAAGATGGTGTAATTATGGCAATTATCGAAATAGTAAATCAAACATATTTAGAGGCAGCCCAATCAAGTGTAAGTTTTGGATCTATTCCTGCTACTTACACACATTTGAAAGCACACGTTTCTGCAAAAACAGATTCGACTAGCAGTAATCATTATGATGCTATGAAAGTTCGTTTTAATAGTGATGCGACTTCCAACTGGTACATATTCCAATTATATGGCACAGGTAGTACGCTAGGTTTCAGCAGTTTTGTGTCTGGCAACGATGCTTTCTGGCCTCCGTTGTCAACAAGTCAAGCCGCTGGGGCTGAGTCTTTTGGTGCGATAGAAGTACTAATACCTGATTACACTTCGACTGATAAATATAGTGCTATATCCACTGTTTCATTTACTCCTTACACGGGATCTAATTTTACTAGAGGATCAGTATTCACTTTATACGGATTGAAGAGTTCATAATGGCAGTTTGGAATGTTATAAATCACACAGATGTTGGTGGTGGTGGTGCCGCCAACTATGAACAGACAGGGTTTTCTACGAGTTACGATCATTTGTACGTTGTTGCGAATGTTAGAATAGATGATTCGGTAGCATCAGGAAATTTCCGCTACGTGTGGGTTCAATTAGGAACCAGTGGAAGTATAGATACAGGCAGTAATTACAATTATCGTTATGGCTACATCTCAGATGGTTCTGCTTCAGCCACAAGTTACAATAGTCCTGGCAATGCTGATAAAATTGTCACAAGTGCGGCTGCTTTAGATGGTGACACAGCGGGCGTTTTTTCAACTGTTGAAATTTGGATACCTAATTATGCGTACAGCGGAAAAAATAAACAGTTGATGTGGAAAGGTTGGCGACCTAATTTTAGCAACACTACCAATTATTTCTTTACTGGTTTTGGTTGTGGTTCATGGGCTAACACAGGTGTTATAAATTCAATCAAGTTAACTCCCTCATCTGGAACTTTTGAAGAACATTCTACTTTTACAGTATACGCATTAGATGCAACCCCAAGTTAAGGAATAAATAATATGGCAGATAAACCAACAAAAATTGTTAATAACGAGGTAATCGAATTAACAGATGAAGAAATAGCAGAAATGGAAGCAATGCGTGAAGAAGCGGATCTTGATTTTACTCATATTCGTGGAACACGAAATTCTTTATTGACTGGTTCTGATTGGACTCAAATAGCAGACGCAGCATTAGGGGCGCACACTGCTGAGGAATGGGCGGCATACCGTCAAGAACTACGTGACCTGCCTACTGGTTTCAGCAAGGTGTCCGAAGTTGTTTTCCCTGATGATCCACCTACGGCGGCAGCAGCAGAGTAATGACTGTCGTATACCAGCCCACAAGAAAAATGGTGGGAGATAATGCTCGCTCACTCGAATACGAATTGTTAAAAATCCAGGAAAAGCTGGATGATTTAGAAACCCGCGTAACGGCGTTAGGCGGTTAGGAGAAACATGTCAGGAATAAGATACAACGCCTCACAGTACGGGTCGTCTGTAGGTGACCAGCAGTTAACAGTATCAACTGTAGCTGTTGCTTGCACAGCCGCCACTGGTGCTATCGCGGCGATGATAACAAACGGGGCTGAACCTATAAGAGTGCGTTGGGGAACCCCGACAGCTTCTGTAGGCCACTATTTGAACCCATACAGCGTCATGGATTTGTACCAAGACGACTTAACAGATGTGAAATTTATCAGGGCTGGATCTTCAGATTCTGATATTCAGATCACTTACTTTGGATAAGGAGTGTTGCAATGAGCGTACGGGGGACATTTCGGATGTCACTGCTGGTACTGCTCTCAGCGGAGGTGGCAGCAGCGGGGCTGTTACTCTCAATGTTGTTGTAGACACTGCCACTCTTGTCATTGCGGGTCAGGTTTTTAACTAATGGCTTTCGGTTCTGCTCCGTCTTTCGGAACTAATCCTCTCAGCAAAATAAATGTTGGTGACCCTTATGGGACTACACCTGCTGCGCGTCTGCAAAGGGCGTTGGCTGGTTCGACGTTCTCTAAGAAGGGTTTGTTGACTGATTACGGGCAGGGCAAGTTTGATTTAACTAAGGGTTACAAGAAGCAGGTTCCTCGTACTTCCGCGCAGTTTGCTAGTCGTGGTTTGGAGACTTCTGGTTTGAAGAACATGGCGTTAGCGGAGCAGGCTGCTGCGTTTGATCGTCAGCGTGCTGAGTCTAGGGGTGCTTTGGATAGG